ATCATTTTTCAAAAGGAGTTACGGGGTTTGAGTATCAAGGCGCAAGAATTACTTGACGAATTGCAAAAATTAGACATTGACATAAAAAGCCGAATGGATGAAATTAATGAACTAGAAGCCGGGCTACTATCAAGCCCTAAATTTCAGGCGGATAAAGTTTCAGGGGGTAAGGGCCGGAAAGTTGATGATGTCTATACACAGTTGATTGTGATGAAGGAAGCTATAGAACAAGACACGGCCGAAATTATTGACAGAAAACTAGAACTTGGTAGAATGATCAATAAATTAAAAGACCCTAAACAAAGGACCGTACTAAGGCTTACTTACATAGTCAAAAAACATGTTTTGGATATCTGTAACGATTTGGACGGGATTTCATTACCTACCTACTACCGTTTAAAACGGTCCGCAATTTCTGAATTAAATAAAATCTTGAATGATAGTGAATGACATTCAGTGTTAAGGCACGATTTGGGCAATGTGTTACAATGGTATTTGTCAAGTAATGGGGATAAAACAACGGCGTTTTATCCTTTTTTTATTGCATTTTATCAGAAAGGAGCCAAAAGGATTTGGGAATGACGGAAAGGCAAAAGATTTTTGCAGATCATTATATCATTTCATTAAATGCTACGGAAGCTTATTTTAAAGCTTATCCAAAGACTAAGAATGAAAGATCAGCTCAAGCAAATGGGAGCCGGTTGCTATCAAATGATAAGGTAAAAGCCTATATAGATGAACAGCTTGAAAAATTGAAGTCCGAACGTATCGCAGATCAACAGGAAGTGCTAGAGTTTCTTACTTCTGTTATGCGTGGTGAAGTCACTGAACCACTTTTGGTTCTAGATGGTGAAGGTTATCAGAAAGTTGTGGAAGCAAAACCATCGGTAGCAACAAGGCGGGCTTCAGCGGTTGACCTTGGTAAGCGTTACGGCTTATTTGTGGATAGGCAAGAAATCACTCAACGGGTGGTAGAAATTGAGCTGGGAAGCTGGGGAGATGAAGAAACCGCAGATTAAAATAAAAATCAAAAACCCCAGCCGTGTTTTCAATAAGCATATATACGACCACTTGACCGACTACGACACCTTCACAGAAATTCACTATGGCGGTGCTTCATCCGGGAAAAGTCATGGAGTTATTCAAAAGATAGTATTTAAGAGCCTTCAGCCTTGGAAACACCCAAGGAAGGTTCTTTTTTTGCGAAAAGTTGGTTCCAGCGTTTACGATTCAATCTTTGAAGACGTCAAGCAATGCTTGGAAACGTGGGGTCTGCTTGGTGCTTGTAAGGTTAATAATTCAGCTTACCGGATCGAACTACCGAACGGCGCTCAATTTATTTTCAAGGGGCTAGATAACCCGGAAAAAATTAAGTCTATCAAGGGGATCTCAGATGTAATCATGGAGGAAGCGTCGGAATTTACGCTAGATGATTACACACAATTAACCCTACGTTTGCGGGATAAGAAACACCCTAAGAAGCAGATCTATTTGATGTTTAACCCGGTTTCAAAAGTGAATTGGGTATATAATGCTTTCTTTGTGAAGAAGCCCAAAAATACCGTTATCTATCAAACGACATATAGGGATAACAGGTTTCTTGATGATCTCACAAAAGAAAACATTGAGGAACTAGCTAACCGGAATGAAGCTTATTACAAAATTTACGCGCTGGGCGAGTTTGCGACACTGGACAAGCTTGTATTTCCAAAGTATAAGAAGCAACTCTTAAACAAGGAAGAATTAAAACAATTCCCGTCCTATTTTGGTCTTGACTATGGTTTCATAAATGACCCTAGCGCCTTTATGCACATTAAAATTGATGATGAAAATAGGCGCTTGTATATCGTGGAAGAATATGTAAGAAAAGGCCTTACTAATGACAAGATAGCGGAAGCAATAAAAGCCCTTGGATATGCTAAGGAAATTATTCGGGCTGATAGCGCTGAAAAGAAATCTAATCAGGAATTAAGAAATTTAGATGTTCCACGGGTGATTGATGTACTAAAAGGCTCCGGCTCAGTCATGCAAGGGATCCAATACATACTACAATATGAAATTATTGTGGATGAACGGTGTGTAAAGACTATTGAGGAATTGGAGAATTACACTTGGAAAAAGGACCGGGCAACTAATGAATACATTAATGAACCAGTGGACAGCTATAACCACTGCTTGGACGCTATGCGCTACGCTATCCAAGACAGAATTTTCCAAGCTAAGAAAGATTTAGACGTTAATAAGACGATTTCAAAAGTAAATCGCTTGTTTAGAAGGTAGGTAGAAAATGGATCATGTAAATGAATTTGAACACGGTTTAGATATTGAGGTAGGAACTCGAAGCGATTCTTTACGCTTTGACAGTGCTTCAAATGAACCGTTTAGATATTCTTCTAGTGAAGCACTACTAGAAACCCCTGAAGGGAAGAAAGCCTTGAAGGATATGTTAGGAGTGTTCTTTGATAGTCAGAAAAAGCGCTTGCGTATTTTGGCTTCTTACGCCAAAGGGGAAAACCACAGTATTTTATACGGTAAACGCCGGCTAGACAAAGAGAAAGCCGATTACCGGGTAAGGCACCGCTGGGGTGGTTATATTTCAAGCTTTGCTACTTCCTATGTTATCGGTAACCCCGTAACCGTGGGAGTGCTGGAAGGTGGGAACAAAGACCAGCTTCAATCAATCAAAGAAATTGAATGGAATAATGATATTAACGCCCTGAATAATGACCTAGCCTTTGACGCTTCGGTCTATGGCCGGGCCTATGAATATCACTTCCGGGACCGGGATAATATGGATCGGGTTGTTTTAATTAGTCCGCTTGAAATGTTTGTTATTCGTGATTTAACGGTAGAACAAAACATAATCGGGGCGGTTCACCTTCCAATCTATAACGGAATGGTAAACATGACGGTGTACACCAAAGATCAGGTAATCACCTATAAACCTTTTGTCCATTATTCACCTAGCCTTAAAGTGGATGAAATCACCAAACACAACTACAACGATATTCCGGTTGTGGAATGGTGGAACAATCGCTATAGAATGGGCGACTATGAAAGTGAGATCTCCCTGATTGACGCTTACGACGCTAGCGAATCAGACACCGCTAACTATATGAGTGATCTCAATGACGCCATGTTATTGATTAAGGGGGACTTGGAAGCTATCGGGGCAACGGCTGACAATGTAGCCAAAATGAAGGACGCAAATACGCTACTACTTCAAACAGGTATCAGCGCAACGGGTCAGCAAACGACAGCGGACGCCGGGTATATCTATAAACAGTATGATGTAAGCGGAACGGAAGCTTATAAGAACCGTTTGGCGAATGACATTCACCGCTTCAGTCGTATTCCTAACCTAGATGATGATCGCTTCAATTCCACACAGTCCGGAATTGCCTTACTTTATAAGATGATTGGGCTGGAACAGGTACGCAAAGACAAAGAAACATACTTTACAAAGGCTTTGCGCCGTCGTTATGAATTGATCAGTAACATTCACAAGGCCGTAAATGGTCCGGTAATTGAAGCGAATAAGCTGACCTTTACTTTCCATCCGAATATTCCACAAGATGTTTGGACGGAAATAAAAGCTTACATTGAAGCGGGTGGGGAAGTATCGCAAGAAACGCTTCTTAATAATGCAAGTTTTACAGATTATGAAACGGAAATTGACCGGATCAAGAAAGAAGAAGGCGCAAGCGATTTTGAAAGAGCAAAAAGCGTAGGTGTGGCAGATGAATCTGAAGATAGCGGACAATAGAAGATACAACGCCGAACGAAAAGCCCAAACCGCTTTAATGAAAAGGGATTTGGAGCGTGAAAGAATCTTGGTTGAAATCTATCAGGAATCTTATAACCGCCTACAAGCCCAAATAGACCGCTTTTATATCAATTATGCCGGCCGTGAAGGTTTAACCAAACAGGAAGCTATGAAACGGGCCGACAAAATGGACGTTACCAAGTTCAATAAAAAGGCTTATAAAGCCGTAAAAGAGAAAGATTTCAGCCCGGCTACTAATGAATGGTTAAGAGTTTACAACTTGAAGATGAAAGTAAGCCGGCTGGAACTCTTAAAAGCTGAATTAGACTTGGAAATTCAAAACCTGACAGCGGAAACCTATGAAATGTTTGATAAGGCCCGTAGAAGCGAAATATTAAGCGAATTTGAGCGCCAAGCGGGGATTTTGGGTAATTCATCCAAGGGAGTGAAAAAGCGCCTAGAAGCGATTTTAGACGCCGATTTTTACGGTGAATCTTTTTCTAACCGTGTTTGGGGAAAAACAGGGCTACAACAAACCTTACAAAAGGATGTCTTTGCTTCCCTGAACCGTATCTATACGGATATGATGGGTTATAAACAGGAACGGGACCGACTAGCTAAGAAATACGGCGCTAGCCGGTCAAGCGCTGAAAGGTTGATCAAAACGGAAATAGCCCGAATCAATGCGGACACACAAAAAGAAATGCTGGTGGATGGCGAGTTCACACATTTTATTTTTGTAGCTGAACCGGGAGCGTGTGAAATATGCGCCCCTTTGGACGGCAAGGCCTTCCCGGTTGATGAATTGGAAAAGGGCGTGAATATGTACCCAATGCACCCTAATTGTAGATGTTCAGGCTATGGACATATCGAACTAAAATATAAAAAAGGTGGTAGCACCTTAAACGATTTTAAACTAAATGAAGAAGATGAAATTTAGAATTTCACCTTCTTTTTTCTTTGTCCAAACCGTGCTGAAGACATTAAAAGTTGCATGAGTTCGGGGGGGTTGCCCGTAAAAGCGTAGAAAGGAGCCTACTAATGGCAGAAGAACAAACACCACAGGCGATTGAACCACAATCACCGGAAACAGTTGAGGAACAAGCTAGCACTCCGACACAAGAAGCCGAGAAGATGGTATCAGTGGCCGAAATGCAACGCCGATTGAAATCCTTGGAAGAAAAACACTCCAAAGATACAGCGGACGCAATTTCTAAAGCCTTGGAAAAATACAAGGCAGAAAGCGAACTGACCGGAAAGGAATTGGAAGAATACCGCCGGAAAGAAGCTGAAGCAGAAAAGCAAGCTTTACTAGATAAGATCGCTGGGCTTGAAAAAGAACAAACCAAGCGAGAATTGACAGATGAAGCGATTAAAACACTTTCTAGCCGGAAACTTCCGGTCAATGATAAAGTGATTTCTTTTGTTGTTAAAGATACCGCTGAAGGTACTTTACAAGCTATTTCAGACCTTGAAAGCATTATCAGCGAGATCAAGGCTGAATATTCGCAATCTGAACCCCCTAAAGTTTCTTCCGAACTCAACGGGGCAGAAAGCAAAGACAAAGGGGATATCTTCCGAAATTCCCGAATCATTAAATAAACACCTTAAAGGAGAAATTTAAAATATGACAGTACAAACTTTTAACCCTGATAAAGTCCTAGTTTCAGAAAAGAAAGACGGAACTTTTACCAAACAAATGACCAACATCATTATGAAAGATGTCGCAGAAAATTCGGTAGTAATGCAACTTGGACAATACCACGAAATGGACGGCTTGCAAGAAAAAACGGTTTACGTTCAAACAGATGGCGTTTCAGCTTATTGGGTCAATGAAACCGAAAAAATCAAGACCGATAAACCTGAAGTGGTTCCGGTTTCTCTTAAAGCTCACAAATTGGGTATTATCCTAGTTGCTTCCCGTGAAGCACTTAACTACTCATGGCAAAAATTCTTTGAAGACATGAAACCGCAGATTGTGGAAGCTTTCCATACTAAGATTGATGAAGCTGGTCTTTTGGGCCATGAAACACCTTTTGCTAACTCAGTAGCCAAGGCAGCTAAAGATTCAAGCCAAGTTGTAGTTGGTCCTATCAACTATCAAAATATTCTTGAGTTGGAAGATAAGCTTTATGAAGCGGATATCAACCCTAATGCCTTTGTTTCTAAAGTCCAAAACCGTTCTGCATTGCGTGAATCACGCGACGGCGACAAGAAAACAATTTACGACAAGGAAACTAATACCATTGATGGTATTACTACGGTTGATCTTAAATCTAAACAATTTAAGAAAGGCGACCTTTTGGCTGGTGACTTCAATAGTCTTATCTATGGTGTTCCATATAACATTAACTTCAAGATTTCTGAAGAAGGCCAAATTTCTACCATGAAAAATTCAGATGGTACACCTATCAACCTATTCGAACAAGAAATGGTAGCGGTTCGCGTAACTATGGATATCGCTGTAATGGTTACTAAGGCAAACGCGTTTGCTAAGTTGACCGCTTCCGCTGAAAACGTCTAATTAATTAGAAAGGGGTAGTCAATGGCTTATATTGTAACTAAAAATATCATTGATACCAAAGATAATAACCGCTTTTATGAAGTCGGTGACCTATACCCGCGCCCTGATTTCACTGTATCAGGCGCCCGAATTGCTGAATTAG